AGTTGAGCAAGTCGAGCGTGATGGTAAACAGTTATCTAGAGAGACTGAACAGGATGTTCGTCAAATCCGTAAAGAAATAGATAATAAAATTCAAAAAGCACTAGACAATCCATTAGCCAAATAATTATAAGGATAGATTGGCATGAATGATAAAAAATTATTTAAATGGTTAGTACTTTTACTACTGTTACCTATTGGATTGGCATATTTTGGTGGAGATCGTTTTCGCTATCCTTGTCAAGATCCTAAAAACTGGGACAAAGAAATGTGCAAGATGCCTACATGTGATGTAACAAGAACTTGTCCAGAGCATATTTTTAAGGGACAGAGAGATCCTAGACTTGGTCCACCACCAACTAGAGTAGAACCGATAGGTGCAACACCTGCACCTATGTGTCAACAACCTGCAGGAGCATGCAAATGAATGAACAATTTATGTATACAGAAGAACAGTTAATGGCTCGTCTCAAATTCTTTATCGGAATTTGTTTAGCGTTGACATTAACAGGAATCGTTTTTGTGGTTCTATATTCTATTATTTTTGTTACACAACCACTCAACGCTATTAGTCCAATTGATCAAAAATTCTTTGAATTGATCATACCAATCGCTACATTCCTAACAGGAACTCTATCAGGCATTATGCTTGCTGGTGGTGATAAAGAAGCACAGAAAGAAGCACTAAAGGCAGCAAATGCTGGTTGGACTAACAAACCATCCACTCCACCAAGCACTCCATCACCAACAGGTGGTTTGCCACCAAGACCATCTATGCCATCAATGAGTGGTATGATGAGTGGTGTTGCAAGTGCAGCAACTGGATTTGGTATGGATACTCCACCACAGATGATGACTCGCATGCCAGAGTTAGAACCTGGAGATCCAACTCATCGTAACTTTAGAAACGATTAATCATGTATCAGTACAAAGCGAAAATATTAAAAGTTTTAGATGGCGACACTGTTGACATAGATCTTGATCTAGGTTTCAATATTGTTCTTGCAAACCAGCGTGTTCGTATGGCTGGCATTGATACTCCAGAATCAAGAACTACTGATTCTGAAGAAAAGGTGCGTGGTCAGTTATCCAAGAAAAAACTAACTGATAAACTTCCAGTTGGTTCTTGGGTAAGAATTGAAACGCAAAAGTCTGACAGTAATGATGATAAGTTTGGACGCATCCTTGCTGTGTTCATTATGGAAGATGGCACTAGTCTCAATCAGTGGATGATTGATAACAACTATGCTGTTCTTTACAATGGCGAGAACAAAGAGTTAGTGCAAGAAATGCATCGTTACAATAAGCAGAAACTTATTGAACGAGGTGAGTTAAAAGGATGACAACCCCATACGATTTTTGGGTGTGGTGGTGTTTGCAGATGTATTATTTACCCTACACCATCCTCGGATCCACTAGTAAGTAAGCACTAACTTACTCCCAAACCCCTGTATCTAACAGGGGTTTTTTATTGAAAAAAGTTGTTGTCTTTAATTGCAATCTGGGGTAGAATAGAGGTATGAAAAGTGAAAAAGGAGTTGTTATGAAGGGTTCGATTCGTTTAGTTGTTGGGTTTCTTCTCGTGTTCGGTGCAGTCGGTGGTATGGAAACTACTGCAGATGCACTGTTGGCTCAAACAGTAGTTGCAGTGATTGGTCTTGGTGTGATGTACTCTGGTGTTAAAGCAATGGAGCGTGTATAATGACTTTAGAACAAATGATTGAACAGGGGTTTACTGCAGATCAGATCTGTGCTAAACTTGGGCATTCTTATGATTTTGTGATGCAGTTTATTGAACAGCGTCACGATGAAGAGTTGCAAAAGCAGTATGAGTTTTTGTCGTATGCAGATGAGTGTGCAAATGACGACGCAAATTATTATGGAGAATTTAAATGAGCAATACAATTGAATATCGTGGTCAAACTTTTGATCGTAGTCATGGTAGTCCTTTTGATCGTGGTGCAGCTGATAGTCACTATAGTCGTCCACAAGATCCACACTGGTATCCTGAGGGATCGTATCGTGGTGACCGAATCGAGTCTAAGGACATGAGCATTGCAGAAATGCGTGCTTACTTTATGGGCTACGAATACAATGAGCAATTTGGTGATAAGAAAGATTGGGGTTAATATGTTGGCATACTGTGATTACATCGCTAAAATAATTAGCGACTCTTTGAAAGATGATTCTCTCAAAATGTTTTCACACATTGATAATGTTGGAAAAGTTAGATGGGATCTGTCCGATGATGGACAATTTCTTTCAACTAAGAAAACCATGTCTGTTGTAGACAGAAACGGTAAAATGTATCGTGTTACTGTTGAGGAAATTCGATGACTGAATTTCTCAAATGGTTTGGTACAGCACTAACGATTGCTGGTGCAGTGGCAACTGCACTGGCGATTGATCCATTGAATGTGTATCTGTTCAATGTTGGTGCGATTGTTTGGTTGTGGGCTGCAATTCGAATGAAGGAAAAGAGTTTAATTGTAGTCAATGCTGGACTGTTGGCAGTTTATATGTTTGGTGTTTTTTATAGGATTATGTAATGAATTCGAGCGAACGAGAGATTATGCTTATTGCACAGGAAGAGTGTGCTGAAGTTACTCAAGCGATAAGTAAAGTATTCCGATTTGGAATTGAAGGTGTCCATAATGGAAGAACAAACCGAGAAAGACTCGAAGAAGAACTTGGTGATCTGGTTTGTATGATTGAGATGATGATGCGGAGAGGTATCGTCAATGAAGATACTGTCTACAGTAATGCATTGAAGAAACGAGATAAATTGAAAACATGGAGTAACATCAATGATTCAGATAAATAACCTTTCACAATATGAAGTAGAAATGCTAGACCATATGTGGACTCTAGAAACAGAGGAAGAATTTTTTGAATGGTACAATTTGCTGGACGATGAAGATCAAAAACTTGCAGATTATTTGCAGGAGATGATTATTCTTGCACATGCAGAAGAAACGATAGAACAAACACAATATAAGGATGCAAAGGAATACCTAAAGAAATTTGCTTTGCAAAACTAGAACATGTATAATAAGACTTCAAAACCTAGAAATCCTGTTGCAAAGGATCTTCGCACTCCAAAGTATCGTATGAGAACAGTGGAGAGCAAGGTCAAGTACATTCGCAATCCTAAACACAAGAAGGAGTCTTATGGACAATACCTATGAAATCTTTCGTGGTGGACTTATGACCACCATTAAGATTAAAGACTACAAGTATAACATTGTAGAGTTTACTATCACGCAGTACATGCAAGATGAGCATGGTAAAGATATCGTAAACAGTAAACACACAACATTTTACACACCGAAACAACTTGAAGAATTTTTCACACCTATACTTAATGACTTGAAAGCGAGATTTAATCATGAAAACCATTCCAGCGAATCAAACACCTGAATTTAAAAACTGGTTACTAGGACTTCTCCATGATGAACACACCAAAGATCTGTGCGTTACTTTTACCAAAAAAGATGGAACAGAAAGAACAATGCGATGCACTCTCTCCGCAGGAAGAATACCTGCAGATAAACAGCCAAAGGCAAGCACTGGGTTGGAGGAAGAGACAAATAGCAAGACTTCTGGATCCGCAGTGCGTGTCTTTGACGAAGACAAAAAAGAGTGGAGATCGTTCCGCTGGGACTCAATCAAAGAAGTGAAGGCAGATTTATGATTAAGTTAGAACCAACATCAACAAACATTGTGATTATGCTTATCTTAGCAGTCGCAATTATTATTGGTGCTCCACTTGCACTTATTTGGGCACTCAATACTTTATTTCCAGTGTTGGTTATTCCATATACACTGGAAACTTGGTTAGCTGCATTTATTGTTCCTGCAGCATTTAGAGCAACAGTCAACGTGAAAGGTAAATAATGAACTTGACGAGTGAACAGAAAACCGAATTGCATAAAGCAATTCGTGAAATTAGTGATTCAATGACACGCACAGAAGCAGAGCGTGATTTGATTAAAGAAATTGTAAAAGATCAATCTGATCAATTGCAAATTCCTAAGAAAGTTATCTCCAAAATTGCAAAAACATTCCACAGACAAAACCTTGCACAAGAAGTTGCAGAGCATG